AACCTGACATTGTTCGTATGCGTAACAAGTGGGTAGAAGTAGACCCAAGAGAATGGAAAGCTCGTAAAGACTTATCTATCTCTGTAGGCTTAGGTGCTGGTAATAAAGACCAACAACTTACACATCTCATGTCTATCTTACAAATGCAAAAAGAAGCTATCCAAATTGGTATTACTAATCCAGAGAAGATATACAATGCGTTGGCTAAACTTACACAGAACGCAGGCTTTAAGAATCCTGAAGAGTTCTGGGTTAATCCAGCTAACAGTCCACCACCACAGCCACAAGGTCCATCTATAGAAGAACAAGCTATCCAAGCTCAAAAAGAAATTGATGCTATGAAAGTCCAAGGCGAAAATGCTCGTAAGGCTGCTGAACTAGAAGAACGTCAACGTAAAGATGCTGCTGACTATGAAATGAAACAACGTCAACTAGCGTTTGATGAGTGGAAAGCTAAACTAGAAAACGATACTAAAATTATGATAGCTGAGTTACAAGCTAACAAAGATATTAAGACTACATCTATGAACATAAAAGGTGCTAATGCTGATACATTCACCGAGTTTGATGAATATGGTTCAGAGCAACCTAATAATGCGTTAGCAGGTCTTGTAGAGGCTATAAACGCTAATATGGCTAGGTTAGTAGAACAACAAACGCTTAACCATCAACAAACCATAGAGACTTTAAACAGACCTAAACAAATCATTCGTAGTGCTGATGGTAAAGCACAAGGTGTTGTATGACCGTAATAGTTAAGCATAATAAAACTAATAGCATTACTGACTGGACACAAGCCCAGTTAGATGAGCAGATAGCCTTAGGTAACTTTCCACCAGGAACAACTCTAGCTAACATAGTTTTACCAAGCGATTGGAACAATGACCATACACTCACAGGTCTAGGTACAATGGCAGAGCAAGATGCAACTGCTGTAGCTATCACAGGTGGTACTATAAACAACACCACTATAGGTGCTACTACAGCTACTACAGGTAGGTTTACATCTGTCACCACACCATCAGTCACAGCAACAACTAACGACTTAACATTAAGTGCTATTAGCACAGGTGCAGTTAAGTTTAATACGCTTAATGGCGAGCAAGTAAGAATTTCAGATAGCGGAGTTGTTCCAAGTAGATATATTGAATTATCAAATGGCTCTGCTGCATCAAGAATTGTATCTGTTCCATCTTCAGGAAATTCTGACCTAAATGTTAGCGCATTTGGCACAACTGGTAATGTTAGGTTCTTTACTAATAATTTAGGACAAGAACAATTAAGAGTTTCCCACACCGCTTCTGCTGTAAACTATGTTCAAGTAACAGGTGCGGCTACAACAGCAAAACCTGTAATATCTGCTCAAGGTAGTGACGCTAATATTACACTTGCATTATCAGGTAAAGGTGGTGGCGTTCAATTATATCAAAATGGCACAAGCTCACCTTTAATGTTTGAAGCTGTTGCTGTAGGTTCTGCTGTAAACTATTTTAGAGCATCACCTTCTATTACAGCACAAGCAGTTCCTTTGTCTGCACAAGGCACAGACACCAACATCTCTATGGCTTTCCAACCTAAAGGCACAGGTGCTATAGACCTAGCCGCAGGTAGTAGTGGTGTAAATATAAGTAATGGTGGAACAGTAACGGCTATTACGAGAACTTCATCAGGTGGTTCTTACACATCTATTCCATCTGTAGCAATTTCAGCTCCAACCACAGCAGGTGGTGTTCAAGCTACTGCAAGTGCAGCAATGTTTATACAAACAGTAAGTATTGTTAATGGTGGAACAGGATATGCGGTAGGTAATGTTCTTACTGTAGTCGGTGGAACAGTAATTACTGCAGCAACTTTAACAGTTTCATCTGTATCAGCAGGTGTAATTACAGGAGTAACAGTTACCACAGGTGGAACATCTTATACAGTATTGCCATCTAATCCTGTATCTGTAACAGGTGGTTCAGGAAGTGGTGCTACATTTAATGTTACATCTTGGGCTGTTTCAGCAACTATTACAATCACCAACGCAGGTTCAGGCTACATAGAACAACCTACAATCACCTTTAGTGGTGGTGGTGGTAGTGGTGCGGCTGCTTATGCTGTGGTTGGAAACACTACAATAACTAGAGGGTTAGCGTCTGTTTCTACATTTCATTCTCCTAGTGGTGAAACATTAAGACTATCAGAATCAGGCGGAACATCAGTTGCAAGTGTAAATATTACAAATGGCTCATCTTCACAAAATACAGTTTATTTAACTGCTTATGGCTCTGCTACAAATCCTAATTTGTATTTAGCATCAAAAGGTACTGGCAATATAATATTTGCAACCAATACAAATAATACAGCTACAGGAACACAACAAGCTCAAATATCCCACACAGCATCAGCAGTTAATTATGTGCAGGTGACGGGTAGTGCTACTTCAGGTAGTCCAACAATATCAGTCCAAGGTAGTGATGCAACATCGGCTTTGACTTTGACTTCAAAAGGCGCTGCAAACATTAACTTTCAAATTGGTGGTAGCACTAGGGCTAGAGTTAATTCTGATGCCACAGTTGACTTAGCTATTTCAAGTTCTGGAGGCATTGCTTTTAAAGCAATTGGTATATCAAGCCAAGTTAACTATATACAAGCGCAAGGTAACGTAGCTAGTTCTACTCCTATATTATCAGCACAAGGAACAGACACTAATATAGACCTAGCACTAACACCTAAAGGTACAGGATTAGTAAGATTTGGAACTTATGTAGCAGGAGCATTATTAGCAACTGGTTATATAAATATAAAAGCAGCAGATGGCACTACTTATAAAGTGCTAGTATCAACTTAGTGATATAATATAGGCATGGAACAGGCTTATGTATATAGATGGACAGAATTATCCACAGGAAAATGGTATATAGGGTCTAGGACTGCTAAAGGATGTCATCCTGATGATGGATACATTTGCACAAGTAAAGTAGTTAAGCCTTTAATTATATCTAATCCTAGTAATTGGCAAAGAACTGTTATATATCTTGGTGCATCTAAAAACGCTTTAAACTTTGAAATGCAAATGCTTGTTGGGTTAAATGCAGCTAAAAGAGAAGATAGTTATAACCAACACAATCAAGATGGTAAGTTTACTAGGCTTGGTGTAATAGAATCACCTGAATTAAGAAAAAAGAAAAGCAAAGCTAGGCAAGGTGAGAGAAATCCTAGTTATGGTAAGCGTGGAATATTAAGTCCAAACTTTGGAAGAAAACATCCTCCTAGAAGTGAAGAAACAAGACGCAAATTAAGTGAAGCATTAAAAGGTAAAACAGGTTGGAATAAAGGCAAAAAAATGCCACCTAAATCTTTAGAAGCTAGACAAAAACAAAGTTTAGCAATGAAGGGTAGAGTTAGTCCAATGAAAGGTAGACCAAATCCTTCAATTATAGAATTAAATAAAAAGCGTAGAGGTATTAAAAGACCTGAACATAGTGCTTGGATGACAGGTAGAAGATGGCATTGTAAAAAATCTCAATGTCCGCATTGTGATAAAATAGGAAGTGGTGGCAATATGCAACGCTATCATTTTAATAACTGTAAATTTAAGGAGCAATAAATGGCATTATTGAAAGAAATAGAAACTGAATTTGGGTGCACAGCAAATTATTGGAATCTGGGAGCGGTGCATGAAGACTTTAAAGGTAAAGGCACAGAAGTAACATTCTATGGATACGCTTCTAAAGAAGCTCGTGATGCAGGTAAACAACCTTTATCAGCAGGTAAAGTTCAAATCGCAGGTGATGAATATATAGCAGGTGCAGACCGTTCTGCTCTATACGCTATTATCAAACTTAAGCCTGAATTTGAAGGTGCAGTAGACGCTTAATGTATTCTGCTTTTCAAAGTAACGCATTCCAAAGCAATGCGTTTCAAATACTTCAGAATGTTTTAGAAGCAATTGAAGGTGGAATACCAGGTAAGCGTAAAAAGAGAAAGCCAGTAACAAGAGCAAAACAAAGACGTTTCTTTATAGAACGTAAAGGCGAGATACTTGTATTCGCTAATGCTGAACAAGCTCAAGTATGGACTGCAGCACAGCAACAGTTATCTAAGTCTGTTAAGAAACGCAAACGAATAACACTTCCTATTGCAGAACCATTAGAGAAGTTAGACATATCACAGATTAAAGATGTAGCAGAAAAGTATGGTAAGACTACATCTGTGAATAAGTTATTAGAGTCACATAACTATGCTAAAATAGTCACTATGTATGAAACAATCATACAACAGGACTTCTACATAGAATCTTTAAGACGT